CACTGCCCACGCCCAGATCCACGCCGTTCGCGGCAAGGCTGGCGCGCTGTTTGCCCTTCAAATTGGCGGTGGCAATCCGTGCCTTTTGCTCTTCACGCTGGCCGGTCAGCAGGGTGCCCTGCGCTTGGTTCTCCAGCGTGCGGGCGTTGATCTCGGCAATGGTGCGGTTGGCGTCGGCACTTGACGCCACCATGCGGGCGTTAATGTCGGCCGTGTCGGCTTGGCCTTCAAGCGTGAGTTTGCTGGACTGCGCACCGAAGTACGCGCCCAGCGCGGAGCTGGCCACGCCTACGCCTTGCAGTCCCATTGCGGTGTTCTGGTTGCACATCTAAAAGCGCCCTGTAGTAGGTGCCTAGAGTGCATCCGAGGCCCGCCCTTACGTGCCCCCAAACATGCGCGCTCAGACTACGCGCACCGCTTCACCAGGCTGATGCCGCTGGGCGTATAGCCCAGCCGTTCGTAGAGCTGCGCGGTACGGTCGGCATGCACCTCGGTGGATATGCCCAGCACGATGTCTACCGCACCCTGCTCCGCGGCCCACCCCTCGAACTGCCGGATCAGCTTCCCCGCTGCGCTGCCGCCACGGGCGTCTGGCGCCACGTACACCGCCAGCTCGCTGGCTGTGATGTCGTCAGAAAAGAAGTGCCTGCTTGCAAGGCCCAGCAGCGCGCCGACGATCACCCCATCCTGCTCGGCCACCAGCACCAGCCCCTGCGGGGAGCCTGACAATCCGGCCAGCAGTTCCCGGCAGCGGTCGGGCGAGTAGCCCAAGCGCGAGAACCGGGGGCTTTCGTCCCGCATGTCTCGGCCCATGGCGATCAGTGCAGGGAAGTCGGCCCCTACTGCCCTGCGAACTTTAGCCACCAAGCTGTACCTCCACCGTCATGCTCACCAGGGTGAGCGGGAGCGGGTTGTCTTGCCGCACATATATCTGGCCGCTTTGCTGCCAGCTTGGTTCGAGCACGATCTCGATCTCGTCCGTCACCAGCGCAGGGGCCGTGCCGTAGGGGTCTGCCTTGCGCTGCTTGTGCTGCACCAGCCGGTCAGCAGATGGCCCAGCAGACACCCCGCTGGATTTGTAGACGCGCAGCCATACCCTATTTACGTTTTTGGCTCGGCCCTGTGCGAAACCGGCATCCACCTGGGCCGCCAGTGGCAGGGTTTGCAGCTCGGCAATGATGGGCAGGCCCACCTGTACCTTGGAGCAAGGAGCCTCCAGTGTGATGCTGCCGCCCACCACGGTCTTGGGGGTCATCACCGCGCCGTCGCCCAACACGCTCACGGTCTTGCCTTCCAGCCAGTTCAGGCCGCTGATGCTGTTGGTGGGCGCACCGGAGTACGTCGCCCCACTGTCCACGAAAAACGCATCTGCTGCCGTGGCGAATTGGCGCGAGGCCATGCGCTCCACGTAGCGGGTCTGCGATCCGTTCACCGTGCGGTTGACCACCACATAGAGCACGTCTTCGGCACCCTCTGCCACCACACAGCAGGACTCAAATGTGCCGTCGGTGTCGTGCTGGTGGATCGCACCCACCTGCTGCTCTGGCACGTAGGTGACGCCGATCAGCTTGCCGTTGGTGCTCACGCCCCACACCAGTGGGATAGGGGCCTTGGAGTAGGCCAGATCCACAATATCGAGGTTGTCGAACAGGTGCGGACTGCGCAGGGACAAGTCGCCACTGACGTAACCGCCTGCGTTGTTGTTGAATGCCATCTCGCGCAAGTGGCCGCCGCGCGCTGAGACATAGATGATGTTGTTGTTGACGATCAGCGGCTGGGCGTTGTTGGCGCCAATGTAGCTTTGGGGCTTGACACTGATGGACTCGGGGGTGATGGCGTCGCTGTTAATGGATGTGACCCGCCACTCAGCAGAACCAGTGAGAAGCACCAGATTCTGCAGCGGAACAATGTGCCGGATCGTATTGGCCTCGCGCGCAGCCACGCGGATATTGATGCTGTCATCGTCGCGAGTTGGGATGGAATACGTCAGATTGGACTCAGTACCTGAGCGGGTCATGCGCAGGTTCTGGGGCTCATTGATCGAGCCTGCAAAGCACCGGCGCTGCTCGAAGTACGACACTGCGCCCGGGTACTTGCCGGCCGCGTTGAATGGGTTATTCACCACCGGGGGCGTCTTGCCCAGATTGGCCGTGATGTTGTCGTCCACAAAGCTCAGGCCATCAGTCTGGCCGATGTAGCCGTACAACCCGTTGCTGTGCTTGTAGACGTTGTACCGGGTGGCGCCCGTCGTCACCCACGCGATGGCGTTGGAGTTGCCAGTCGTCAGCAGGTTGTTGGTGACAGTCGTGGACGGTGATGCCGCGGACTCTTCGAGGCCAGTAGTGCCCACGCTGGTAACCACGTACCGGTAGGTGGTGGTGCCCGTGCCGTTGGGTGTCACCGTGGGCGCGGTTGGGATGGCCAGGCTGGACACGAAGGCAATGCTGGTCAGGTTCCAGCTCAGTGCACCGGCCCGTCGGAGCTCGCGCGGGGCATAACCTGGATGGCAGATGGTGAGCACGTCCGCGCTCTGCACATAGTGCAAGTCGAACAGGTCGGCCTCCAAGTAGGGTGTGGCCACCTCGTAAGGCACGCCGGGGCTAACCTCTAGTGTGGCACCCTGCGTATGAAATCGCACGTATTGGTCGCCGAACTCCAGCACCATGGTCTGTGTAGTGGAGAAGGTGAAGGGGATAAGCCGGGTCTTTTTGGCCGGCGTCTTGACGGTACGCACGTAGGCGAAGCCCGGGCGGTTGGCCGCTGGGCCGTGGGGTAGCGCGATCATGTTGCGCATCAAGGCCACACCGCTCTGAAACTTGGCGTCGGCGATCTGTCCCCAGAACTCCGGGGTGACTTCACCGCCCGAGAACGACGTGGTGATCTTGCGGGTGCTCATCGTGCAGCCACCCAGCCCACGGTTTGCACCGGCTGCACATTGCGGTCAGATGCATCCGATCCAGTGGCTTTCGGCATCCAGACGGTGAGCAGTTCCTGCTTGGCTGCCTTGGATTCGTTGCGCCCTTCAGATCCCTTGAGCACCGGGCCGGCAAGCATGGAGCGCAGCAGGCAGGTCAGCGCCAGCACAAACAGTGGCGTGAACTTGGTGGTGTCTGTCACCAGTGTGGTGTAGCGGGCCACGGCATTGGCTTGGTTGGTCAGCACGATGGCGTTGCCGTTGGCATCCACCTCGCGCACGTACTGCTGCGGGGTGTAGCTGCCCGAATTGGTGAACGCAGAGCCCGTGCTGTAGTCGTCAGTGGCTGCGGGATCTAGCACCGCAATGATGTTTAAGGTGCCAGACGGTAATGCGTAGGCGTGCTGCCAAGTGGTCGACGGGTTTGCCACCTCGGTCAGCGCGGCCCGTTTGGTGCTGAATGACCAGGCGTGCAGCTCTTGCAATGCGGCCAGCGCTATCGGGTAGAACCGTGCGCAGTGCTCGGCTTGGGCCGATCCTTCAGGCGGGGAGATGCTTGCCACCGTGGCAGAGTCGCCCAAGTCGGCCAGCGCGAGATTGCATATTTCAACAGCAGAAGGCACGAGGTGCTCCTAAAAAGAAGGGGCCCACAGTCACCCGGGGCCCCCTTAAGTCGCTCTGGCAACTGATCAGGTCAAAGACTCGTCGGGCTTGGTGTCAGCCTTGCCTTTGCCTTTCGGCTCAGGCTTGGCCTGCTCGACAGGCTCGAACCAGGAGGCTTTGCCCGTGCCGTCTGGCACCTCAAACGTTTCGCCGGCTTCGCGGAGCTTGCCGAAATAGCCGGGCTTGGTGGCGGTCACTTTCATGGCGTCACCTCAGCTTAGGAAATGCTAGGGCTGTCGGGCTGGGCCACGTTCTGCTGGGTGCCAGCCACCACTTGCGCGGAGAACTTGCCAGCAGTCAGTGGGCCGGTGCCCACGGTGTAGTTGACGCGCACGTAGCGGCGATGACGTGTCGGCATGGGGATCACAAACTGCGCGCCCGCAACCAGCGCAGCCTTGCCGATGGCGGCCGTAGCAACCACGTCCGCGAAGGTGCTGTTGTCAGCGGAGTCCTGCACGGAGAACGTGACCGTGGCGGCGCCGGCCGCGAGGGCTGTTTCCGCGACGGTGATCACCATGTTGGCGTGGTCGGACAGCCCGGTGTTCGGGTTGGCTTGGCCGAAGTCGATGTTGTCGTTAGATGCGGCTGTAGAGGTAACGGCCTGCTTGTTGGAAACTTGGAGGGCTTTGTCGATGATCATCATGATGATGTCCTTGGGTGTTGGTTGCAACGGGGGGCGATGTCTCCACCGCCCCGTAAGGCTTAGACCACGCGGGCCTCGGTAGCCAGCAGCTTGTCAACGCGACGGCACGGAATGCCGTCGAACGACACCACTTTCTTGCCTGCCACCTGCTCCATGGTCAAGGTGGATGCGGCCACCTTGTTGGTGATCTGGCGACGCAAGAAGGAGCGCAGCTTGCGGTTCATGTAGAACCCCGGGCGACCCATACCCAAGTTGGGCACCAGCTCAACGGCTTGAGTCATCAGATCAACCAAGTCCGCGCCGGTTGCGCCGTTTTTGGTCAAGTCGGACATATCGATGTTGGCGATACGCACGACATAGCGCCAGTCGCGCAATGTCAGGCCCATGTCCCACTTGTAGTGCGTGCGGTAGCCTTGGTAACGCCCACCAGCTTCATCGATCAGCGTGTGCTCGTTCAGGTCGCGGGCTTGCAAACCGGCAGGGGAACCCTTGGGGTAAATGGCGTGGCAAGTGTTTGGGCCCCACACCACCAACCAGATGGATGCGTTGTCGGAGCCTGTGCCTCCAGCGTCCACGATATTCATGCCGTTTTCCGCGCTCAAGCTGTTGTATCGCGGAGCCAAACCGGTGAACTTCTCAGGGTCAAGGCTGCTGTCACCGTAGAAGATGGTGCTGGCAGCGTCTTGGTTCATGCCTTCGATGAACGCACGGTCTTCCGACAGGCGCCAAGCGGCAGAGTTGCCGTTCAGGTCGGCGAGCGCCTTGTCCACTTCGGCGTAGGTTTCCAACATACCCAAGCTGTCCTTGACGGGGACGGTCTTGCTCTTGCTGGGCGGAACGCCGTAGTTCAGTTTGCGCCATGTGGCAGACGGCAAACCAGATCGTACGGTCGTCTTGTGTTCGGTAAAGCCGTTGGCTTCGATCATCGTGATGTCGTCCAACATCTCGTTGGTTTCCGACAGCATCTCGACGATGTTGGGGTCGATCTTGCCGTCCGCAGTCAAGCGGCTGGCGACGTCGGCCAATGTGGGGTTTGTTGCGATGAGGGTTGCCATAGTTAGCTCCTAAATTACGGGTTCATGTTGCTTGCTGCGTACAGGCGGCGGGCGTCGCCGGTCGTGTTCGGTGCGCCTTGGCTACCGTTCACAAATCCGTCAGCACTCACACGCTGCCCGACACGCGCAAAGAAGCGAATCACCTCGGGGTGATTGGCAAGTCGGGACTGCGCCAGCAGCTTGCTCAGTTCAGGGGTGCCCAGCTCTTTAAGAGCTTTCTGACCGGCGGCAAGGCTGGCGTCCAGCTTGTCGCCACCGATCTCGGCATCGCTTTGGGTTGCAGCGGCCCACTCGTTGCCGCTTGCTTCCAAGGCTTTCACCTGTTCAGCCGCCCATTTCTGGGAGAGCTTCACCCCCAGGTCGGCGACTTTCTGAGCGCTCTCTTGAGACAGCCCGAACTCTTTGGAGAGGTCGGCCAGTTCCGTAGTCACCTCGGTGTCCAAGGTCACGCCCTCGGGCAGCTTGAACTCGTAGGTTTCCGGGATTACTGGTGCTGCCGGTTTCTGCCCACCCGTGGGGGCTTGCGCGTCAAGAGGCTGCTGGTTCGCATCGGCGTCGGCACCCAAAAGGGTGGCGCTGGCCGGTGCTGCGTCAGCGGGTGGATTGGTATTGGTCCCGCCGTCGGTGTTGGTGGTCGAACCGCCGCCAGCATCCCCTTCAGGATTGGCAGCGTTCAGCAATTTGTAGCGCTTATTTCGCATTGGATTCCTCAAGCATCAGCACGTACTTCTCGGGGCATGTGGCGTGGATCAGTGCCAGCATCCGAAGCCCCTCGTTCTTGGCGCCGTCGTTGAACGCCATTTGCATGCTGTTGGTGCTGAAACTGAGGCGAAACACCCCAGCCCGCTCCAACAGCCGCCAGACGATCCGACGGCCCTTCTCGCCACTCATCAACCACTTGATGTCGCCCTCTTCGGTCTTAGCCTTCAGCTCGTCGCGCGTTGCGCGGTCCTTGCGGCTTCGCTCCTGGGATTGGACGTCGGTGGGGTCTTCGTAGCTCACGCCCGCATAGTGCTTTCGAGGGGCTGCGTTACGTGCCCCCTGCGGACGTGAAAAAGCCACCCGAAGGTGGCTCTTGTGATCCCCGTGCTGAGGGGCTTAGTAGTTGTTAGCAGGTGCTGTGAGCTGCTTCCAGCTTCCGGCTGCGCCAGTTGCATCGCACATCACTGGGTTGTTTTGTACGAGGGTGCCCACGCCCGATGCGCTGTTTGTAAAGTGACTTCCCGCAGTGCGTTGCAGCCACGATTGCGAAGCGGATAGCCGAACATCAAAGCCGAAAACGGACACAAGCGGCGTACCGCCTGTTACCCCTACCCATGAGCCGGAAATCATGTTGTTTCCCGAAGCTCTAAGCGTTACCGCTGGTGTTCCTCCAGGCACATACAGAGCACCCCAACTAATGCCGGACATAGTGTTGCCGTGCAGATTCAGCGAGGCGTTTACAGAAGTATTCAGGATGCCTTGGGATGTGCCGCTTACGATGCAGCGATCTAACGCGACAGCCGGATTGCCCAACACCCCAGCGGCCAAAACCGCCGGAAGCACATCATTGTCAAAGTGAGTGCCGTAAAAGTTGATGGCGGTAAAGGTTGCGCCGGAGTTTGAACTCACGCCCACACAGCTTCCTGAGCCGTTTTTTCGCAGACGCCCCCCAAACACATTCAAATTGCGAATTACCCCGCTATTGACAGAGAGCTGCACTGTGCCAGGGACACTTGCACCAAGGTTCATTAGCGGGTCGCGAAATGTCAAGGTGTTGACCGTAGAGTTCGCCTGATTGAACACGCCGACAATGTTGGCTTGTCCCGCGCTATTCACCACAAACCCCTCCAGCACAAGCTCTTGGATATTGCAGTAATAACCAATCGCCATCTGCAAATTGAGCTTTCCTGTCGCTGCAAAGTTGCGAATGGTCAAATGCCCAATATTGCCTTGCGTAAACCCGCTGGACTGTTGCGCCCCGATGTTTGCACCGGTATCCGCAGCAAGGCCTCTGATGTTATCGAAGACCACTTGGTCGATCAGCTCGTCATCCGAAGAAAACACGCCGATGGTGTTGTGCTCTGAGTAGGTGTTTACGTTGCGAACCGAGCAGTTGATGATGTCGCCAAATGTCCAGGCAAACTGCGTGTAAAGCGCCCCCTCTTTCGATTGAAATGTGACGCTATCGTCGCCTGTCTTCCCCCACAAGCCATCCAGATGAGTGTCAAAGCAGGGGCCGTACATTTTCAGGCAATCGGCATAGTTAAAGTGGGTGCCGATGTTTTCAAATCGTGCGTTATTCAGCGCACCACTTGCAAAACAGTACTTGTGTGCATTGTCAACTGTCACATTTCGCACGCGCAAGTTAAAGACGCCCGAAAATACTGTGGCGTGTTTCGTGGTGTCGTTCGCAACGTTGAAGTTTGTCAGGCCGTCATAGTTCCAAACACCACCATCCACAACAATGTTTTCATCAGCGGCACACGCAACCCATGAGCCAGAGGGCGCAGCCGTGGGGAGGCGCACCAAGTCAATTACGAAGTTATTTGCGTCGGTCACGCTCAAAATGTGAAAAACGCCGATGAACATAGAGGGCGCACCGCCAGACATCCAGACGTAGCTGCCTACTTGCCGACCATGAGCAGTCCAGTTGATAGAGGCTGTAAAGCCGGCCGTCCAAGTTGGTGTTACGGGCACCTTTGCGCGGGTGTAAGCCGCCGTTTGCAGCATGTTCTTTCCGTTGCCGCCCGACAAGCGGTAGGTAGTGCCCACAGCAGTCAATAGGTGGGTATTTCCACCAATAACCAGCGTTTGGTTGATGTACACGTCTCCAGGGGAATCTACAGCCAATCGCCCCTTTCCGTTTAAGTAGGCTTGCAGGATGGCAGAGTTTGCCGAGGCGGCCCCAACGTCATTCGACACTAACCCTAATACAGGCAGAGGCGCAGGGCCGTCCGGGGTCTGCAAAACCCTCTTCCCGGTGAGCTGATTAGTTTCTAAGGTCGGCACCAGGTTCTCGCGGCCTTGCGCATCCAACACACCGACGTATTTGCCCGTGGTGAAGTCGAATAGGTCCGCGCTCTCGCCGGTTTTGTAGTTGCTCATGGTCAGACTCCAGTGGTGTAACCCGTCAGCGCCTGCATGATGTCGTTGCCTGCGTTGCCGGTGGGGGTTTGTACGGTGCCCAGCTTCTGGGCGGTGGATGCCATCTGCTCGGCCTGTTCGGCTTGGGCTTGAGCTGCTTGTTGCTGCGCCCGTGCTGCGCGCAAGGCTTCCACCTTGTCGCCAGGCACCACCAGCTCGGGGTTGACGCCCAGCATGTCGGCATACTCGTCGGCCCAGCGGTCGGCGTCCAGCTTGTCCAACACCTCGGGCTTGAACTGAGCCACTTGGCCCAGGTTGAGCAGAAAGCGGTCCACGCTGTTGGTGGCCACTGCGCGCTGGGCCTGAGCGAACACGCTCACGAATTCGACCGAGAGCTCGGCGCCCTGCAGCTCTTCCGGTGCGGGTGGCACGATACCTGCGTCCACCATGTAGTCGAACGTCAGCTCGATCAGCGGGCCGTGCAGCTCGCTCTGCATGCGCCCACCTACCGGACCCAGCAGCAGCATCTTTTCCTCGTTGCGCATGGCGGCCTCGGTGGCCGTCAGCCGGGTGTCGGTGTTGCCCGACAGCATCAAGAACACGTTGGCGAAGAACCGCGCACGGATGCGCTCGCGCACGTCCACGATGTCGGCCAGCAGGTGGTTCAGGTCCAGCCGGGTGTCGAACGCGGTGCGGATACCGTTGCCTGCACCCACCTGGTCCACGAAACTCACGCCACCAGGCAAGGTGTCGATCTCGCGGTTCTTCATACCCGACGGTGCTTGCAGCGGGGGCTTGGTCATGTAGTCAATGCCCTGCGCCTTGCGCAGCTGCTCATGCTGCAACTGCTTGATGTCACCCAGCGCGGACATGGCCGGGCTGTTGCCGTAGACGTTGCCGCTGCGCACGATCCACCGGGGGATCAGGCAAGGGAAGCGCTTGAAACCACCCTCTCGCAGCAGCTTCTCGCTGTTGTCGCCCAGCTCAAAGTAGACCGAGGCCCATGCCATGTTCTTAGAGTCGATCTTGGTGGCGTCGCGGTCCTTGCGCGGTTCGATGGCGTGCAACACCGTCACCCACTGGCCTAGACGGCCGGCGATGTGCGCGTTGCGGGTGTTCTCACTCACCTGCTCAATGCCGAACTCGTCCACGATCTGGGCCACCGTCATCTGGAACTCGCGGTAAAGCGTGTCCGGGTTGCCTTTGTAGTCGGTGGCGATGGCGAATTCGCCAATGGTCAGGACGTGGTGGTGGATCACGTTCTTAAAGTCAGGCAACACGATGGACACCGAGGTGCCAAAGGCCCCCAGCTCTTCGTACATCGTGGACATAGCCAGGTAGGTGTTCGACTTCTGGAACACCATCTGCATCAAGCGCGTGACTTTGGACAGCCACAGCTTGACGTTCGCAGACTCGTCCAGCTCTGGGCGCCCGGTGGTGTGTCGGAACCATGGCCGCGCGGGGCTGGCCATGATGGACTGCGAGCCCGACACCAGCACGTCCAGGGCGTCGGTGCCGGTGGAGTCCAAGATGCTGTTGTATTTCTTCTGGCCCTTGTTGCGGTCCTCCAGAAAGAAACGCCCGGATCGCGGCAGCAGGTACTCGCTGATCTCTTGCCAGTGTGGCATCCACGTCGAGCGCTCGTTCTGCAGCTCGGTCCAGCGCTGGCGGTACTTGTTGGTGGTTTGCGGTGCGGCCATGCGTTAACCGCCCAGCAGTGTGGTCTTGCCCAGCAGCAAAGCCTTGGGGTCGATACCCTGGGGGCCGGTCAGCATGGTGCCGCCCACCCCGCCCTTGGCGTCCAGCGTGTTCTGGCTGGATAGACCCCTCAGATCGGGGGTGCGGGCATTGGCCCGGTTCGTAGCCTGCTCTGCTGCGGTCGCGGCCTTGGCGGCTGCGTCCTTGGCTTGCTGGTTCGCCTGTGTCTGCAAAGCCAGCGCGGCCTCGTTGGCCGCTTTGTTCTGCGCGTTGGCCTGCTCCTGCTGCTTGAGGGCTTCGGCCGGCTTATCAATCGTCGCATCACCTGCCATGGCACCAGCAGCGGCACCGCCTGCGGTCAGTGCGAGAGATGCCCCGCCAGTAGCGTAGGCCAGCGCTGCGCCAGCCAAAGCGCCCAAAGTCGCACCCGAACCACACATAGATCACCCCTATCGATTCATTGATTCGTAGGGATCATGTTCTCGGCGTTGGGAGTTACGTGCACCCCCGAATACTCACACATTCCGTTTTTCGACCGGGTGTGCGAAGGTGAGAGCCAAAGCATCGGCCAGATCAGGGCTGCCACTATCGGGCAGTCGCTTGCGTATATCGTCCTTGGACTCCAGCACGATACGGTTGGCCGCGTCGTACTTGTAGGTGGGTGTAGCCAGCTCCAACTTGAGCGCGTTATCGTTCGGGATCTGCCCACCAGCTCGCACCCAATCGGCCATCTCGTGCCACATCTCGGTGCGTTTGTTGTTGTAGCGGTCGTCCGAGGCTTTGCCTCCGAAGTTGACCTCCACCACGTCCAGACCTAGCTGGCGCAACCGGTCTATCACGCCAGATCCAGCCCCGGCATCGATAAACACCGCATCAGGCTCCCACTCGCGCATGGTGGCGGCCACCCGGCCGGCCAGATCCATGTTGTCGATACCGCGGAACACGGCCGGCGTGAACGACACCAGCCCCTGCCGCTTGAAGATCACGCTGCGGTCGTTGCCAAAACGCGCAGGATCGACGCCCAAGATGCGCGGGGCATAGTCCATGCTGCCCGGCCCATATACCTTGCGCGCTGCGTCCTCGGCATCCGTCAGGCTCAAAAGCTGGTCATCTCCGGCTGCAGAGAAGTCGCACAAGAATTCTCGGGCGAACGCTGTTTCGGCCATCACCCTGCGCAGCCGCTCGATCTCGACGGGATCTAATGCATCAGTGTCATAGACCGTGTAGCGGGCGTGCGCCCAATCCGGTTCGTTCTGCGCCATGAAGTACAGGCTGGAAAACAGGTTAATGCCCTTGGGCGTACCTATGAACCACGCCCAGCCTAAACGATCAGACAGCGCAGGCTGCACGATGTCGTCCCACACGTCGGGCTTGATCTGGGCCACCTCATCGATCACCACGCCATCCAAGCGCACGCCACGCATGGCGTCGGGGTTGTCGGCACCGAATATGCGGATCACGGCACCGTTGTGCGGGAAGCGCACCAGCAGATCCACCTCGCTGATCTCGATATGTCCGAACGGCACCAAAGGGGCCACCATCTGCTTCAAACGGGCCCAGGCGATGGCTTTGGCCTGCTTGAGGTACGGAGCTACGTAAAAGTACAGCGGCAGCTCCAAGCGGTTTTTGAGGGCGGCGTCCAGCAGCTTCTTGAGTGCGATCTCGGTCTTGCCTGCTCGTCGGTGCAAAGCCAACACCACGAAGCGCTTGCCCATGGCCAGCTTCGCGCATTCGCTTTGCCATTGGCGCATGGGGAAGCCAAAGCGCAAGGCGGGGTTGGGTCCGCTCACTCCGGGAACTCCGACACGATGGTGAGCTGGCCCTGCACCGTGCTGTTGCTGGTCACGTTCGCCAGCTTGGCGTGCACGTAAGGGGCTGCCGCCTTTGCTGCCTCGAATCTGCGGTCTTGCAACGCAGCACGTTGGTTCTCGCCCATCTCTTCGGTGGGCTCCTGTCGCATCACGTTGAGCAAAAACTCCAAGGGCGTGAGCTCACCGCTGAGAATCGCCTGATTCGCAACGGTGCGGGCCTTCTTGGTGACGGCACCCGGCTTACGCCCGGCCCCGGGGCGCTTACCGCCCTTCGCTGCTGCCATTTGATTTGCCTTTGATTTATTTCGATGAAATCAAAGGTAATCAATCAGGACTTGCTTACGTGCACCCGCTTCCAGCCCGCAACGGTTTGCGAGCGCTTCTCTCCCTTCACGATGCCCCGGATCAGCGCCCTGCTCACCTCGAACTTGGCCGAGAGCTTTTTGTAGCCCCACCCCTCTTCGTACATGCGCAGCACCAGATCCACTTCGTGATCCGTCAGCTTCGCGTTGTGGTGGCTGTCACCAATCCGGCGCCCAGATTCGTTCACAGCTACCAGGTACGACTCGGCCATTTTGTTATCCTTCACAAAAACTATTTGTAGGGGGTCGTCATGCAAGAGCTCGTAACGCAGGCCGTAGGGTCGTTGGTGCTGGGCACCATGCTCTGCGCTATCCCGTACTTCGCCCTGAAGCGCCTGGTGCCCTTCTGGCGGCTCGTGGCGGTGTTCGCAGCTACCCACCTCGTCCTGCTCGCCAGCGGCTTGGCAGACGGCACCAACGCAGCCAC